AGAAGTTATTTCAAGAGTTCAACAGAATCAAGTTGAGACTGAGTTGCTTCCTGTAGATAGTGAAACCAAGCGTTATGCCGCTGTGATGAAAGGTATGGGAACAGACCCTACCGAACAAGAGTTTAATCAACGTGCTAAGATTGCAGAGTTAGCACTCAAGCAACGTGAGATTGAAACTAAAGAAGATATTGTAGAAATGCAAATGAGAGGCCAAAATGGTAACGAAGCAAGAACTGGATAACATTCTAACACAAGTGAATGCCATTCTTAAGCAATATGACGAACGTCTTAAGACTTTAGAAGAGCAATCAAATAAACCTAGAGCACCACAAAAGAAGGCTCCACTAGCACAAGCCTCTTGACAAGTCAAGTATTTTATGGTATAATATAAGTATATATTTAATACAGGAGAAACTCTATTGAGTCCTGAAAACGAAAAGTATTATGAAAACTACCTTGATTTATTTCTTCATGAAGGTTGGAAACAATTTGTAGAAGAAGCACAAGATCTCTTAGATGCTTTTGAGATCGAAGACATCAAGGATGAAATAGATTTAGCCTTTGTCAAAGGACAGAGAAATTCACTTTTGAATATTACTCGTTTTGAGACAGGCATAAGAAATGCAATTGACATGGAGTCTGAGGATGCTTAGACGCTATGATTTCAAATGCATTCAATGTGACCACATTGAAGAGCAGTGGGTAGATTCAAATGATCTATTCGCAACTTGCCTTGAATGTGGTGACACCGCACAGCGGATAATCTCAAGTGTATCTTCACATTTCAAAGGCACGGGTTGGCCCGATGCCGATGATGCGTGGGCTAGAGATCACGAGAGAGCCGCTAAAAGAACAAATCCATAATGCTACGGCACGGAGTTTAACAATATGGCACAGTTAATTGATACGAAACCCGAAGACCAACAAGAAACCGAAGAGTTTGCTACTTTAGAAGAACAAGAGGAAATCCAAGAGGAAGCCGTTGAGCCAACCCTTGAGGAACCTGAGGAAGCCGAAGAAGACGATATACCTGATAAGTATCGTGGGAAGGATATTAAAGATATCGTTCAGATGCATCAGGAAGCTGAAAAACTTCTAGGCAGACAAAGTTCAGAAGTCGGTGAACTACGGAAGATTGTTGATGATTTCGTTAAGTCTCAGATTCAATCGGCCTCAAGCCCACAACAAGAAACTGACGAAGAAATAGACTTTTTCTCAGACCCAGAGAAAGCTATTGCAAAAGCCATTGAGAAACATCCGTCACTTAAGGCGGCAGAACAAACCTCAAAGGCAATGATGCAACAGCAGACTCTAGCTCAACTGCAGAACACTCACCCGGACTTTCTTGAAATTATTCAAGACACAGGTTTCCAAGAGTGGGTACAAGGCTCCAAAGTGCGTCTTGAGTTGTACCAACGTGCAGATCAACAGTTTGACTTTGACAGTGCTAATGAACTCATCTCGACGTGGAAAGAACGTCAGAATATGGTTTCAGAGACTGCCAAGGTTCAAAAGGAAGATCGTAAGCGTCAACTCAAAGCGGCATCTACAGGGTCTGCCTCAGGTTCCACTGAAGCACCAAGTCGTAAAATCTATCGTCGTGCTGATATTATTAAACTTATGCAAACTGATCCAAAGCGTTACACACAGCTACAGCCAGAGATAATGGCGGCATACGCTGAGGGTCGTGTCAAATAGCGTTAAGGAGCTAAATCATGGCACTTGGTACTAACCACGTCACCAATACTACGGCGGCTACTTTTATCCCCGAAATTTGGTCGGACGAAATTATAGCGGCATACGAGAAGTCTCTCGTTCTTGCCAATCTTGTAAACCGTATGCCAATGACAGGCAAGAAGGGTGATGTTCTTCACGTCCCTAAGCCTACTCGTGGCGATGCATCTGCTAAAGCGGCTTCAACTCAGGTTACACTGATTGCGGCTACTGAGTCAGAAGTTCAGGTAGCAATCGATCAGCATTACGAGTATTCTCGTTTGATCGAAGACATCACTGACGTGCAAGCTCTTGCTTCACTCCGTCAGTTCTACACTTCAGACGCAGGTTATGCACTTGCAAAGCAGGTTGATACTGATCTGTTTGCCCTTGCTAAGTCATTCGGTGACTCAGATGGTGCTGACTACATTCACAGCAACTCGTTCTACATGGATACATCAACAAACTTGACTGCTTATGCGGCTGATACTGTTGTTCCTGCTGACCTATTTACAGACGTTGGTTTCCGTGAAGCTGTTAAAGAGCTTGACGATAACGATGTTCCTATGGATCAGCGTTTCCTTGTCATTCCTCCATCAGTTGTTCAAACTGTACGTGGAATTGATCGTTACAATTCATCTGATTTTGTATCAGGTCAACCAGTTGTAAATGGTCAAATTGGTTCGCTGTATGGTATCGACATCTACGTTTCAACCAACTGCCCAGTTGTAGAAACAGCCGCTCAAAACGCCGCTACTAACGGTGGTGAGTTGAAGGCAGGTATCTTAGGTCATCGTGACGCTATGGTATTTGCAGAGCAAATGGGTGTCCGTACCCAGACTCAATACAAGCAAGAGTATCTTGGTGACTTGTTCACTGCAGACACTCTGTATGGCGTAAAGGTTTTACGTCCTGAGTCAGCCCTTACTTTGGTATTCAATTCCTAAGTAAGCTCTAGGGGCCCCATTCGGGGCCTCTTCCTAATTCTATAAACTGGAGATGTGAATGGGTATTTTTCGTGGAACAGGCGGTACAGGTGATTCAACTACAGATACTACCGTTACAACTGTAACCGAAAAAGCCGCAGAAGCCGCATCTTCAGCTACTTCAGCCGCCGACAGCGCAACCTCAGCGGCCAATAGCGCATCCTCTGCATCCACTTCAGAAGCCAATGCCGCTACTTCAGAAACCAATGCGGCTACATCAGCTACCAATTCCGCTACCTCTGCAACTAATTCGGCTACTTCAGCTACGTCAGCTTCTACCTCAGCAACAACAGCAACTACCAAAGCATCTGAGGCATCCACATCTGCCACTAATGCCGCTACATCAGCTACTGCGGCCCAAACTGCACAAACAGCCGCTGAAGCCGCACAGACTGCCGCTGAAACAGCAGAGACTAATGCAGAGACTGCAGAGGCAAACACCTTAGCAATCTTTGGTGACGCTCAAGACGTTCAAGACGCTGTAGACGATGCAGAAAAGTTAGCCATTAATCCTGAAGATTCTCAGTATACTTTAAGTGACGGTACGACTACAGGCTACTCAGCCCTTCACCACGCCGCTAAAGCAGAAGATCATAAAACAGCCGCAGAAGTATCTAAGAATGCCGCTGAAACTGCAGAGACAGCCGCAGAGACTGCTCAAGGGCTTGCCGAAACTGCAAAGACTGCGGCAGAAACTGCTCAGAGTGCGGCAGAAACTGCACAGGCCGCCGCAGAGCTAGCTCAGTCAAATGCTGAAACAGTATATGATGATTTTGATGATAGGTACTTAGGTACTAAGTCAGGTGACCCTCTTGTTGATAATGATAACGAAGGTCTTACCACTGGTACATTGTATTTCAATACCACTGAAAATGAAATGCGAGTATACACCGGAACTGCTTGGATTGCTGTTGTAGACCTTGCAGGTGACATTACTGTCAACTCTCTAACCTCCAACAACGATGTAGTCGTCAAAGGCAACCTTGAGGTTCAAGGCACTACCATCACTGTTGACTCTGCCACTGCTCAGACCATTGATTTAGGTGACAACGACAAGATCCGCTTTGGTGATGGAGATGATCTACAGGTCTACCATGACGGTACTGACAGCTACATTGCTAACACTACAGGCACTCTTAAGCTCTCAGGCAACACAGACGTTACAGGCAACATCACTGTCTCAGGTACAGTCGATGGACGAGACATTGCCGCTGATGGAGCTACACTGGATGCTGTAGCGTCAACTTATGTGGATGTAAGTGGCGACACCCTCACAGGCGATCTAGCGTTTGGCGATAACGTCAAAGCTAAGTTTGGTGCGGGTGATGATCTTCAGATTTATCATGATGGTAGTAACAGCTATATAGATGAAAGCGGAACTGGGAGTTTAATTCTTAAAGGCGGAGGCAATATTATTCTCAGGTCTCCTGCTGATGAAAATTTAATTTTAGCCGTTGGGAATGGTTCTGTATTTCTCTACTACGATAACGCAGTAAAACTGTCAACACAGTCCTCCGGTGTAGACGTTACTGGGACTTTAGTGTCTGATGGGTTAACTGTGCAGTCTAATGCGGCAGGAAACGATCAAATTAAGTTAGAAAATACCAGTGCCGGTACATCAACACATTATAATATTAGAGCAGGTATTGCAGGATCATCTAAT